CGCAGCGAAGCGGCTCGAGGAGATGGGCAGGGTCGCCGCGGCGGTCGAGCGTGTCGAGCAGCGGGAAAAGCCAGCGCCGGCGGTCGGCAAGAAGGAAGCGCGCAAGGCGGCGGCAGAGGCTGTCACCGGCAAGTTCGCGCCACCGTCCGGCCCGACGCTGATCGTGAGTAACCGTTGAACTGGACGACAGCCTGTCCCGACTGGCGGGAACGGATCGTCGCCAGGCAGTCTTTGATGCCGTGCGAGCCGCTGTTCCCCGATGAGGCGGAGGCTGCGCTCAACGTCTTCAAGTCGCTGATCGTCGTCGACGTCACCGGCAGCCCGACATTCGGCGAGTGCGCCAGCGACTGGATCTTCGATTTCGTCGCGGCAGTGTTCGGCGCCTACGATGCAGAAGCAGGTAAGCGGCTGATCCGCGAGTTCTTCCTCTGCGTGGCGAAGAAGAACGGCAAGTCGACGCTGACCGCTGGCATCATGTTGACGGCGCTGATCCGCAACTGGCGCCGCTCGAACGAACTGATCATCCTGGCGCCCACGATCGAGGCAGCGCAGAACAGCTTCAAGCCGGCGGCCGACATGGTGCGCGCCGACCCGGATCTTCTCGAGTTCCTGCACATACAGGATCACCTGAAGACGATCACGCACATGAAGACCGGCGCGACCCTGAAAGTCATCGCGGCCGACACAAGCACCGTCGTCGGCAAGAAGGCGGCATTCGTCCTGCTCGACGAGCTATGGGAGTTCGGCAACAAGAGCGGCGCGGATTCGATGCTCCGCGAGGCGACCGGCGGTCTGATCTCTCGCCCGGAAGGGTTCATCATCTCGATCACCACCCAGGCGGACAAGGAGCCGACCGGGGTATTCAAGGACAAGCTCGACTACGCCCGCAACGTTCGCGACGGCATCACGGTCGACAACAAGTTCCTGCCGGTCATTTATGAGTTTCCGGAGGAGATGGTCAAAGCAGAGGGCTACCTCGATCAGGCAAACTGGTACATCCCCAACCCGAACCTCGAGCGCTCCGTAAGCCTCGAATGGCTCGAGGACGAGATGCGCAAGGAAATGGCGAAGGGGGTGGAAACCCGCAACGTCTTTCTCGCCAAGTACCTGAACGTCGAAATCGGCTTCAATCTTCGCTCCGACAGATGGGCTGGCGCCGACTTCTGGCTCGGCAACCCGAAGACCGGAGCGTCCAACGTCGACAAGACGCTGACGATGCAGGAGGTCATCAGGCGCTCGGAAGTGATCGTCATCGGGATTGATGGCGGCGGGCTCGACGATCTGCTCGGGCTGGCGGTGCTCGGCCGCGAGAAGGAAACCGGCAAACTGCTGCTCTGGTGCCATGCCTGGGCGCACGAGATCGTGAAGGAGCGGCGTAAGGAAATCGCGCCGAAGCTCGAGGACTTGTCAAAGGCCAAGGAACTGACCTTCGTCAAGTTGCCTGGCGAGGACGTCTATCAACTCGCCGAACTTGTGTTCGAGGTCGAGGCTTCGGGAAAACTGGCTGCCGAGAACACAGTCGGTGTCGACAGTTTCGGCGTCGCAGCAATCACCAAGGCGCTGACCGGCGAAGACGGCATCGCGAAGGAACGCATCGTCGGCATCTCGCAGGGCTGGAAGCTGAACGGCGCCATCAAGGATACAGAACGCGATCTCGCCGGCGGCAACATCATCCATCCCGGCCAGGCGCTCATGAACTTCGCCGTCGGCAACGCCAAGATCGTTCCGCGCGGCAACGCCATCTCGATCGACAAGCAGGTGTCCGGATCCGCCAAGATCGATCCGCTGATGGCAACGCTTCACGCCAAGGTGCTGATGGGACTGAGCCCGCAGCCGAAGACGATACCGACCTACGAGCTTTTCCTGGTCGCCTGACCGGCACCTAACCCTCAACTAACCCAGACTGGAGGTCCGACATGACCGTGTCGAACCGTGCCTACTCCTTGCTTGAAATCAAGGAGATGGACGACAGCACCCGCACGTTCACCGGCATTGCCACAACGCCAGCAACCGACTTGGTCGACGACATTGTCGAGCCGAAAGGCGCCCAATTCAAACTGCCGATCCCCTTCCTGTGGCAGCACGATTCAGACCGTCCGGTCGGCCATGTGACCAGTGCAAAGGTCACGTCTGCCGGCATCGAGGTGAAGGTTCAACTCCAGAAAACAGACGAGCCCGGTTCGGTGAAGGACCGGCTCGACACTGCCTGGCAGGACATCAAGCTTCGGCTGGTCCGGGGCCTTTCGATCGGCTTCAAAACCCTCGAAAGCTCTCGCATCGAAGGCACCTTCGGTTCGCGCATCTCAAAATGGCTCTGGCTGGAATTGTCTGGGGTCACGATCGCGGCCAACCAGGAAGCCTCGATCCTCTCCATCAAGAAATTCGACATCGGAGCCCCGGCCGCGACAGGCCATTCGGGCTCCGCTGGCGATGCACCTCCCGGCGCTACGGGAAAATCCACCGCAACGAAACCCGTAAAGCTGTTGCCCAAGGAGGGCACGAAAATGAAGACCATTGCTGAACAGATCAGCGAATTCGAGGCGACCCGCCAGACCAAGTGGGCTCGCATGGAATCCATCATGGCCACCTCCGGCGAAAAGGGCTTGACCCTCGACGCAGAGCAGGAGGAGGAATACGACGGCCTCAAGGCCGAAGTGAAGGCTGTCGACGGCCACATTGAACGCCTCCGTGACATGGAAGCGGTCCAGGCCAAGGCCGCCAAGCCGGTGCAGACCGCGCAGACCACGGTTGCTGGCTCGGATAGCCGCGGCGGCATCAGCGTCAAGGCACAGGAGAAGCTCGATCCGGGCATCAGCTATGCTCGCCTGGTGAAGGTCAAGATGGCGGCACGCCTGAGTGGCGACAACCCACTCACCATGGCGCAGCGCATGTACGGCGCCGACAGCGAGGTGGCCGGCATCATCACCAAGGCCAACGAAGTCGTTGCCGGCACGACCCTGTCGGGCAACTGGGCGGCCGATCTGGTCAGCGCGGAGGGTGCTGCAGTCGCGGCCTTCCTCGAATACCTGCGTCCGGCGACCATCCTGGGCAAGTTCGGCGTCGGCGGCATTCCCAGCCTGACACGCCTCGACTTCTACTCGCCTTACGTGATCGAGACCGGCGGCGGTGCTGCCTACTGGGTTGGCGAAGGCAAGCCCAAGCCGCTGACGGCGTTCGACTACGATCGGTCGACCCTGACCCCGCTCAAGATCGCCAACATCGCGGTCCTGACCGAGGAAAACATCCGCTATTCCTCGCCGAACTCGGATGTGATCGTCCGCAACGCGCTGGTGAAGGCCATCGCTGCGGGCCTCGACGTGGCGTTCATTGACCCGGCCAACTCCGGTTCCGCGAACGTCAAGCCTGCCTCGATCACCAACGGTGCCGAGGCCATCGTATCGACTGGCGACGACGCCGATGACATCCGCTTGGATGTCCGGGCGCTGTTCCAGAAGTTCATCGATGCGAACAACGCGCCGCAGTCGGGTGTCTGGATCATGTCGGCAACCAACGCACTTGCGCTGTCGATGATGGTCAATGCTCTCGGCCAGCCCGAGTTCAATGGCATCAGCATGATGGGCGGCACGTTCCAGGGTCTGCCGGTCATCGTCTCGCAGCACATCGGCGACGTCGTCGCTCTGGTGAATGCGGCCGACATCTTCCTCGGCGACGAGGGTGGTATTGCGGTCGACATGAGCCGCGAGGCTTCGATCGAAATGCGCAGTTCCGGCCTTGGCATGGACGCCACTGCCGGCACCGCCACCGTTGGTTCGGTGTCGATGTTCCAGACCAACAGCGTGGCGCTGCGCGCAGAGCGCACGATCAACTGGAAGCGCGGCCGCGCGTCGGCTGTCGCGTACCTCACCAGCGCAGGCTGGGGCGGCGCGGTCCCGGCTTCGTAATCCGGGGATCATGACAATCGGCCGGCGGCTTTGGTCGCCGGCTCTTCCTCAATCTGACGAGGCATGAAATGAAGCTGATCGCAACTCGATATCTGAAGTATGGGACCAGACGGATGCTGGCCGGCGACGAGTTCGAGGCAAAGCCGGCTCATGCCCGCCTGCTCATCGGGATCAAGAAGGCGCGGGATGCCAGCAAGCGCGAGCCTGTCAAACTCAGCGCGCCGCCATTGATCGTGACCGACAAGATCGCCAAGGCCGACAAGGTCAAGCATGAGGTCGACCCGACCGACCAGCCGCCGGCAGTGACCGCTGGTGAGACAGACGACCTCGCCACCGCGCGCGCCGAGTACCAGGCCAAGGTCGGCAAGCGACCGTTCCATGGCTGGGGCGTGGCCGAGCTCCGCGCCAAGATGGCAGAGAGCGATCTCGCCGACGTCGACATTGCCGACATCGATACCGCCGAATCGTGAGGTGTCTCGACATCGGGCCGGGCAACTTCCCGGCTGAAGGCTTCGAGACGCTTGATGCGGCTCCGGGACCGAACGTCACGCATGTCGGCCGAGCCGAGAATCCACCCTTTGCCGACGACACCTTCGATATCGTCCACTCCTCGCATACGATCGAACATGTCCAGTGGTACGAGGCGCAGGAAACGCTTCGCCAGTGGGTCCGCATCCTGAAGCCTGGCGGTGCGCTTGAGGTCTGGACCGTCAACGCCTACGCCATCATGAAGGAGATGGTCAGCCTTGAGGAAACCGGCGAATGGACCGGACCTTATATCGGCTGGAAACAGA